AACTCGTTTCCGTTAATGTTAGGGTAATAGGTTGAAAGCACCTGCTTTATCAACTTCTGTGATATCGCATCATGATCCGCGTAACTATGGTAGCCGATACTGTAATCACCAAAGTTAAACTTTGTACCGAGCATCCCCTCGTTCTTTAGGGCGGGTATTATCCGTGCCTTTAACACGGGAAGTTGCTTTGAAGCTTCGTAAGCCTGATTATACTGTTTAATAAGTGCTTTAAGATCCGCAGACATTTTAAAATAATAGATAATTTTATATATGAAAATCTGTAGTGCTAAAACCACCCTTGGAAAGCGTTGTACCAAGCCCGCAAAAGATAACAGCAAATTCTGCTCGGCACATTTAAAGAAAGTTAAAAAGACCCAGCAAACCGGGGGAGCGAAATTCGATGATTACGCACTGCCACCCAAGACATATATGTATGTAGGCGCTGAACAGAAACGCATGACAACCGAAGATATTTTATCACTCAACTTCAAGGACAAGGTTGTAGGTACAATTGCGGGATGCTTTTGTCCTCCGCACAAAGGGCATTTTGCGATGATTTTAGAAGCGTGTAGAGATAACAAGCTTGATATAGTTTTTGTTAAAACGGTTAATCGCGATAAAGCTTCATCGGCACGCCACGGCGTCCCTGCTCAAGCCAGTATTAAAATACTTTCCATTTATGCTAAATATATTTATGATACAGTAGGAACGGAAGTGTTTATTTCAACGGAATTCATTCCCTGGGATATACCGAATACCGTAGATAAAATTTTAAACATAAAAGTAATTGAATTAGAGGGTGAGGTCACAAAACAAGCGATGGAACAAGCCAAAGAACAGGAGCAGGCGAATCCCTTGCTCGGTACCGTGCGTCGGTATTTGAGCAATTTCGATAAAGTTAATAATACCAAAGTATTTAACCGTGTTATGTTTAGAAACACGACCAAGGGTGTGTCTGCGACAAATTATATACGCACGATGAAAACTCTGTTGACAGAAACAGCTAAATTTTTACCGGACTTTATGACGGAACAGGAAAAATATCAGCTGATAGCTGATATAATCTACGATTATGGAACTTTTCTGGTTTAAAATTTTAAATTCAAAGATTATAATGACCAACCAAACTAAACTTTTAAAAGCATGCTCCGGTAAATCCGGCTCACAGGGAGGAATGAACCTATCAGAAATTAAAGCACTCGCCGTTGCCGCTGGCCACAGCGGGGTAGGCAACAGAGAAGCACTACTTAAGGTTATCTGTAAAAAGGCTCAATCACCGCAGCCGATCCAATCTCTGCAAAAGAAACAGACGAAGCAGACTAAGGAATTTCAAAAACCCATAAAACCAAGCCTTCCCAGAGGGCAAGTTACTTTAAATACTAAATACTGGACGGCTAACGACAAACCCGAATCTAAAGCTGAACGGGAGTTATTAATGAAAACATGTGGACCAAAGTGTTTTTTGATCCCCGAGGAGTTAAAGTATCCCATATGTAGCAAGAAGAATGACTGTAAAATTAATTGCGATGGATTGCGCGCTGCTTATGATGTCGCTACGATAGTTACTAAAAGTAAGCGTGTTAAGGGAACATTTAAGCAAACCGCCGAACGCGCGCTCCGTAATACTATCGAACCCGGTAAAGCTTACTGTAAATGGATCTGAGCCATTAATTCAGACTCCCGTGCCTTTAATTCCTTTAGTTTCCGTGTAAGTTCCGCTACTTCCACGGTAAGCTCCTTGTAGTCTATCCGAATCTTATTCTGTTGCTGAGATTTAAGATTCCGTAAAGTTTCCTCCTGATTAACGTTATTATCGCAAGACAGCTTAACGGTATACTTAATAGGATTGATGGTAAAACGCTCGAACTGTGTAAACATATGAATGTCGTGTAGTTCCCCTAAGTATCCAGGCAATATTTTTTCAGTGGTACTATCGGTAAAAATCCCGTCAGATGTTACAGTCACGAGACCTTGATCTCCGGGATGTGTAAAAGGATCCTTTTTCTTGATATTAAAAATATTAATCTTAATAACGATTTCCGCTGAATCCTCTGTTAGAATGGACGCAGGCGAAGTTAATGTATCATTACTTTTAATGTAATAAAATCCTCCGGTTAACACGGTTGTTAGATAATATACATCCGGAGGCGATGCCTCGATTAATGTATCATCGGCAGTGTGTAAGCTCCACGTGAACGCCTGTCCGGATTTTAACCCGTAGCCAGAAATCAGGAGATTAAAATATCCGTTTGTCGGTAGCTTCACACAGCATCCGGAAATGTCTGATGGGTATAAAACTTTCTTGTCTTCTGACCATACCGAAAAATTAAAAACTCCGTTCGTTGCCTTGTTGCGATACAAATAGGAATCGCAATTAGACGGCCCGAGCTTCTTAAATGTTCCTTTGATGTCATAAGCATCGCAACACACTGAACATACGGTACGTTGCGTCTCTTTAAAACCGTCCGGTAAGTACCAGCTATATTTATCCGAGCTTCCGAGAGTTAGTCCAGGGCACGCCATTTAAAATTTTCTATAAGTATCATTTTTGATTTTTTTCTTTCTTTACCATATATGGGAAACGGCAAGTCTGTTGAAACTAACGTTAATACTCAAACAGAACTAATACAGCAAATTTATGCGATCGCGTCAGAATTAAGCGAAACTTACACCAATAAGTATCTCGATCCCAAGTTTTGCACCACTTTAGCATTAGTCTACAATGATAGACTCATGAACTACCGGAAACAGGATCTACTAGGTGTTTCTACAACCTTAGGTTTAGCTGTAGACCAACCGGCACTGAAACAGCAAGTATGCGACAGCATAGTTAAACACTACACTGACCGGCTAAATCTAATTGCCATCATTCAGCGGAGCACAACTTACTGCTCGGATCGCGTGTATGCCTTGTCGAGTGGTCCTATTTGTACTGGCAACCCTGAGATATTTGATGAGGCGGCCTGTAAAAAAAGCGGTGGGCGCTGGGATCCGTATGTTGTAAAACCGGATCAGAAAATACCCGAAAACCAACAGTGGTATAACTATCTGGACCATATGCAGGATATGTACATTAAAAGCATGTCTCGTATGTACGATATTCTCCGTCAGCTAAAAGACTTTGACCAAGACATTACCGATGAAAGATTAAAAACTATTAGCGATGAAGTCAAAGGACTTATATCTAACATGACGGCAACCTGCTCTCAGATGTACAAGCTTGCCTTAACTACTCCCACGTTTACCAAAGAAGAATTGCGCATGAAACAGGAGGACGTTAAAACCAGCCAGGATGAAGCCGCCGCACGCTCTGCTGCCTTAAGAGCAGCCAAGGGCTTAGAACCCGTTCAGGCGGGTGGCAAGGCAAAGGGCAAGGGTAAGAGAACGCCTAAGGGTAAAGGCAAGGGCGTTGCTGTGGCACCCAAGCCCAAATCAAAGGGAACCTAAGGTTCCCCCTTAGCTTTAACTTTAGCTCGACCCAATGTGTGGAATAATTTTAATATTAATGGTAATGTCAGACGTTACCATTAATATTAATAAAATACTCGAAGAGAATACAGCAGAAGATCTTGCGCGGTTCATAAATAAACGCCAGTGCCTGAATACTGCCAATATGTATTTAATATATTTTTTCCATATAGTTCAGGCTGCCGGGATTTTAACTACAACCATCGCAACCGGATATTCCGTTAAAGAACTTATATGGGTCGGCGTCGGCTTGAATATGCTTGCTACACTAATTAATATCTTTGAGCAGACGAACAACAATATCTCTAAAAAGATGCTACAGAACATTGAAGCTATTAAGAAAGGAGACTACCTCGACGAAGATATTCTTATCACCCCCGTTACATCCCAAAGTAAAACTGAAACGGATCAACGGAAACGCGAGGATTGGGCTTAGGGGACCTGCGCTCCCCTTGCTTAAGAGGGAGGGAGGAAAGAAGAAATTTTAACTCCATAACGCCAACTCCCCATTTTCATAGGTGCCGACTGCCTGAGCAATCTCACCGTTTACGAGGGTATAAACCGTATCCGACTTGCCTGCCGACCAATAGTAATCTTCATAATCCGGTACCGGCTCCAGCTCCACCGGAGCCTCAGCCTGCCCAAGTTTAAAACTGTTTGTCACCCGCTTCCTAGTATCAGCATCATAAAAATTATCGTTGTAGCGTAAGTATTTTTTCCCTTGAATCTCGACCTGATATACCGTCTCTCCCTGCTTCGGCGCGATCTTAATCTCCCTGGCTGTTAAAGAGGAAGATTTTGCTTTAGTTTTAACAGGCGCAGCCGCGAGAAGACAACTATCCATGTCAGGCATCTGATCTGAATAGTGCTCGGCTGCCGGGACCGCCGGCTCCGGTTCTTTAACGGCAATCGGTCTACGCACATTCAACGTAATCTTACTCTTCGAACCGCCGCCAAATCGCGCACCCGGTGGCGCATGAAGAGGATCTGTAAAGACCCCCGATCCAGCCGTTGTTTTGGACTTAGCAACTGTCGGAGCCACTAATGTAATAGTCTCTGTTAGATAAGGTTCATAGGTGTTTTTAATGAGCTCATATGCCGGTAGCTCTTTAATATCGTCTTCATTCAACAAGTCCCGTAGAGCCTGTTTAAGAACATTATTCTGCTCCGTTAGACTCTCCTCATGCTTGAAAAATTTATCCAGTAAATCTTTAAACGCAGACTTGTACGAGTCCATTTTAAATATTTACCATGCTTCAATTTACTTTTAGATTTTTAAACAGGTTAGTATATGGCGGATTTCATATCTACCTGGAGTGTAAGCAATGGTGTAACCATTGTTCTACCCATCATAAACGGCACAGTTCTGAATTATATATGTTCACCAATAGTGAAACGTATGTACACCCAGCCCAAACAGTGTGTCCGCCAATAATACCAGCCACGCGTTAGTGGATCCCGTTAACGCAAGATACGCAAATGTTAAATATAACACAGAATGGATTGGACGCACGTTGTTCCACCATATACGACCACCCGCCTCCGCCCCAGTAGGACGCAAGTCGAACAGATAAATCGCGGCCATTCCAATACCAATCGCCAGAAACAGCAAACCCAACGGGGTTAGTAATTGTAACTTTGCCTTGGCGAGATACGTAAGACCGAGTCTTACCGGTATACATCCAAAGAGAAACAACATGCGTGGAGACAAAGACATTATTATATTTTTAAAGATAAAATATAATGACGACGACTCTTTTACCTTCTGTGCTTATTACCCTTATGTACTTTTTAGCCGGTTTTTCAAAGATTAAGAACTTTGACAGTGTCGTTAACGGACTCGCCAGCAAGCTAAACCTCCCCGTTGTACTCGCAACTTTGGCTATCGTTCTTGTTATTGTACTTGAGATTGCCGCCCCTGCTGTTATTACAGCTCATACAACAGGGACATTTACTAACCGTCAATGGGCCAAATGGTCAGCTCTTGCTCTCGCAGCTTTTACCGTACTAGCTACGGCACTTTACCACTTCCCTCCGACCGGCTCAGAATACTACGCCTTCATGTCAAATTTAACGGCGTTAGGTGCCCTGCTGTTGCTTTTTAACAGCCTTTAAGCCGCCGTGGCGTTTGCGTTATCTATCATATCCTTACTTTCCTGAATCAGATAATCTATCGACGAAGGCGTCTGTTTACGTGGCGGAACTACAACAGCCAATACGCGAGCCTTAGACTTTTTAGCCGGGCGAATAGAATTTTTCTTATTTTTACGGACAAGCTCCGCTACCGTTGCACCGCTAACATCCACACATTGACCAAGCACCTGCTCCTTACCCGTAGTCTTAGGTTTATCGACGACATTAGATTTCAGCATTACGGTATAAGGCGACAACGCGTCCTTACCATCGCAATGCTTGATCCGACCCTGCTTATCAATAATACCAATACACTTTCCCGTGGGCTGACTGACAATTATACCGATCAGGGTATGATCATTGTTCACCACACTCATATAATCCTTGCGCTTTCCCGGTTCACGATTCATCCGATGAATTTGATACAGAGGACCGGTACGGATGGCAGGTCCTAACAGTTGCACAAGCTCCTGAATCATATATTTTAAGCATTAAAAATTTAAACGTTTAAACCTTTAAAGATGCCGGATGTATTAGCGCAGGATTAAACCTGGGTATCTCGGCGCTCTCAGAGTTAACGCCAAATATGATCAGAAAGATAAGGAACAGGGAAAATGCTGCGATTTTTTTTAAGTGTCGTTTTACAAAATCTAAGTAAACGTTCACGTTCATATACAAATTGCTATCGCCTCCGAAGACCATATATAAAAATGATATAATATTTACACGCAATGGCCATACGATTACCAGTCTACATGGAAGTGTCCGAACTTTTGAACGAACACCCCGAATACATCGATCAAATATGCCCAGAAGACCTTAAACCCATCGCCAAACTTGCCGAGGCAGGCAGACTAAGCATAAATCAAACAGCAATGTATAAAATCACCGCCCGCGTTAAACCACCTCCCAAGGTTAACGTTAGTGCTACCCCAGTTAACAACGAACCCCCCTTCGCGTCTACTATCATCGAGCTGAACAATAACCATACCCTTGCAACCACTATGCCCACTGAACAGCTCCGAGCCATTTTACAATGGTCCGATAAGCATTATTATGATCCGATTTCCTGCGTAGAAGAAACCCTACTGGACGATCGCGTCTACGATTATGTCAAACGCGTCTACGGACAACGTGTAAACGGCACCAACGACAAACGCGAAACCATGAAGTCCATCAGCTCCGCCACAGGTGTCGGTATTAAGCCCACCCGCGGTCGCGATGCCAAATTACCGATTAGCTTGCGTTCACTGGATAACTTGTATATGGGCGAAGGAGATGTTGAGAAATGGGCAAGTCAACACCCCGGTCCTTACCATCTTAGTGCTAAGATGGACGGCACGTCCGCACTCTATCATAACGGAGTACTTTATACCCGTGGCGATGCTACAATGGGAAGAAATATTAGTCATCTTATCCCCTTTCTCAAGCTCCCGAAAGTGCCCTATGCCGTCCGCGGAGAAATCGTCATTGACAACACGGTCTTTAATCAAAAATACAAAGACAAGCCCTCGCGGGTAGGCGGTCAGATCCGTAAAATCAACCGGAACTCTGTCGCCGGTGCGCTGGGGAGTATTACTAACATTGACGAGGAGTTTTTAGCCGATCTGAGCTTCGTCGCGTACGAAACCATCCATCCGGATCTGACGCTTCAGCCTCGCCCAAGTGACCAGTTTCGCCAGTTAAAGGACGATGGGTTTAATGTCGCTCAGCACGAGACTGTATCCTTGCTGTCGGATAAGGTTCTGTCAGACATGTATCACCGTTTGCTCGTTTTAAATTTTGAAGTAGACGGCGTAGTAATTCGCACCGATAGCACCTATGTCCGTGAATCCGACAAAAACCCGGACTATGCCAAGGCGTACAAGGAAGCCCTAGAGAACGATGTGGCCGTGACCCGAATCGTCGCAATGGAATGGAATGTGAGCCAATACGGATACTTAGTTCCGACCATTATCTATGAACCCGTTAGCATTGGCGGTGTGACTCTTCAACGTGCCACCGCCCACAATGCTCGCGAAGTCCAAAAACTTGGGCTGGGTACCGGAGCCTTGATTGAAGTAGTTTACCGTGCCAAGGTTAATCCTCAAGTTAACAGAGTCCTTGAACCCGTACCACCGGAAATGCCCAATGTGGCCTATAAATGGCTGGCAAGCGATTCCGCAGGTGAACCAGTAAATATTGTGTTGAACGAGGAGCCATCAGGTGAGCAGGCTCATACAATTGGGGTAAAACAGGTTCATAAATTTTTAACGGAAATCGGTGCTAAGGGTATCGGTGAAACTACGGTGGAAAAGATTTTCGATAAATCGGGCTATCGTAAGGTCGGTGACTTTATCAACATTAAAATCGGGGATGTGTCCTTCCTGGGTAAGCAGATGAGTCAGAATATTGTAAACTCGATCCAGACTGCTATCCAAAAGGTCGACCTACCGACGCTTATGGCTAGCAGCAAGGTGTTCGGACGCGGACTGGGAGCGAAAAAGTTTACCAAAGTTTTCCAACAGTTCCCCAAGTTCGCTGAAACCCGCTACACTTATGAAGAATATGTTCGTATTTTTAAACAAGTAGACGGATTCGCTGACAAAACCTCTACGTTGGCAGCTCAAGGCATGGTTGACTTCTGGAAGTTCATCGATAGTCAGCTATCACAGGATATATACCTGAAAATTATTGCCAATACAGCTCCGGAGACGGCGAAGGATGAACCCGTTAATTCCACATCCCCTTTTTCCGGCAAAAACTTCTATTTAACGGGCACACGCGATGAACACGTTATTAGCTTGATTAAGATGCTCGGCGGCACAATCCAATCTGCTTTTACCAGCAGCACAGACGTGCTGGTAAAAAAGAATACTGAGTACAACAATAACAAAACAGCCGAAGCAATTAAACGAGGAGTGCCTGTTTATACCGTTGAAGAATTTAAAGCTTCCCATGCTCAGGATCGTTAGGCTGATAGTTCGTGTAGTCTCTTGACGCAATAATATAGCTGGGATACTCCGTAGGGTTCTCGCGCACAAACCGCTCAGGATCCTTAGCAAACTCCACGGGGATGGGTTGACGCGGATAACGGAAATCCCAGTAGTAAGGCTTACCGTAGTAGCTAACGACCATTGCCTCATCAAAAAAATAAGGTTGTTTAGTTTCTATTCTTACTTTGGTATCGACGGACACCTTCGCGGGTTTAATATCTTCCAAAGATTTCTTTGGTAAAACCTCTTGTGTCTCACGCTCCGTATCGGTAGCCCCTGTAAGTTGATTAATGTACTCATCGCCGGGTACCTGCTGACGTTTCAGAACGAAATCAACGTTGTCTAACTCGTTAAATTGCTGAGAGTAGACGTTGTTAGTAACGGGGATAGTAATGGCTGACCAACCGGACGGGGAACCGCCTGTTTGGTTTCCTGTCGTAAAGGTCAATATCACAGTTAAAATCAATAATATCAGTAAAACAAGTAGTATACCTGTAATATTCATGTTCACTTAATATCAGCAAGTAAAAAAATTAAATTGATAAATAATTCTTTATATAAAAATATGATGTTGCGTGTTTGTAAGCGTGATGGCCGCCTCGAAGAGGCTCAATTCCAAAAGGTAACCGACCGGATCGAGTACCTTCGCAAAGGTCTCTTAGCCGATGGCACCTCCATCGGCGAGCCACTCGACGTGTCCTCCAATACAATCGCCAAAGAAGTTATCTCCAAAATTGCCGATAAAATCACCACCAGCGAACTGGACGAGTTTGCCGCTAAGTTCTGTGCCAGCCTGGCTACCGAAGACTACCAGTATTGCCTGTTGGGTGGCCGCATTGCAGCGTCTAATCACCAGAAGAACACCATCAGCTCCTTTTCCGAAACCGTCCGCTTGCTGTACGAAAACAAGCGCGCTACTCAAAGCTCCAACGGAGTCCCTCTGCCCTATCCTCTACTGAACCGTACTGTTTATAAGTTTATTCAAGCCAATGCTCGTGATCTGGAAGCCATGATTCGTCAGGAACGCGACTATATTTTCGACTATTTCGGTTTTGAGACACTGAAGAAGGCATATTTTCTCCGCCGGCTCGACGGTGCCCTGTCCGTTTGCGAAACTCCTCAGCACATGTACATGCGAGTAGCGGTTGCCCTTGCCGTCCGTAATGGTGGACTGGCAACCCGCGAGGCCAAGCTTGCCCACATTAAGCGCACCTACGATGCCTTGTCACTGGGCAAGTATTCCCATGCCAGTCCCACTATGTTTAACGCCGGTACGCATACCGAGCAACTGTCGTCCTGCTATCTACTCGGTATCGCGGACAGCATGGTAGAGGCAGGCGGAATCCCAGACTGCTGGAAGTCCTGTGCGGAGATTTCTAAGGTCGCGGGTGGTATTGGTGTAGGTATTCAAACTATTCGCGCAGCCGGTTCGGAAATCGCCGGTACTGGCGGCAAGAGTGATGGTATTGTCCCTATGATTCGTGTGTTTAACGATATTGCCCGTTATGTTAATCAGGGCGGTCGGCGTCCAGGTGCGATCAAGATGAGCATCGAGCCCTGGCATGCCGACATCTATCAGTTTCTGGATCTGAAAAAAAACATCGGTGCGGAAGAGCAGCGTGCGCGTGACCTGACCTATGCCTTGTGGGTTCCCGATTTGTTTATGCGTCGTCTACAGGAGAGTATTACCTCTAACAAGGATGTTAACTGGAGTTTGATGTGTCCTAATATGTGCCCGGGGTTATATACAACTTATGGAGACGAGTTTGAGAAGCTGTATACTAAATACGAGTCCGAGGGTCGTTTCATGAAACAGGTGAAAATTAAGGATCTGTGGAACGAGATTTTGACGGCGCAGAAGGAGACAGGCGGACCTGATATCCTGTACAAGGACTCGATTAACCGTAAGAGCAACCAGAAGAACCTGGGCGTGATCCGTAACAGTAACCTGTGTTCGGAGATTCTGGAGTATTCCGACGAGAGCGAGTATGCGGTGTGTAATCTGGCGAGTATTTCCTTGTCGGCGTTTGTTAAGACTAAGCCCGATTCAGCTGATCAGACGCCGTATTTCGACTTCGAAGATCTACACGAAACTTGCAAAATCGCCCATAAGAATCTCGATCACATCATCGATATTAACTTCTATCCCGTAGATAAGTGCCGTAAGTCCAACCTTAAGCACCGCCCCGTTGGTCTGGGCACACAAGGCTTCGCGGATGCCCTTCTGGCTTTAGGCTTGTCGTTTGAGACGACCACTGATGAAGAGAAGAAACTGACGACGATTTCCGAGCCCACGCGTCTATTTAACCGCAAGGTCGCCGAGACCATGTATTACGCCTGTATCGAGGCGAGCATGGAGTTGGCTCGGGATCGTGAAGAGGATATGATTAAATTGAGGGAAATGTATGCTGCGGGAGAGCTGAAGTTTTTTGAGAACGGTCTGGATATCGCCACTCCTTCGAACGAGCTGACTCTCCGGGCACGCCCGATCCTTCAGGAGATTGTCTCGTCTGGTCCCGAAGGCGCATACTCCAGTTACGTGGGTTCACCTACCAGTGAAGGCAAGCTACAGTACCACCTGTGGGATGTTGAACCCTTGCCGGGGTTTCTGGACTGGACGGGTCTGCTGAAGCAGGTTTTAAAACATGGTTTGCGTAACAGTCTTGTTCGAGCGGACATGCCCACGGCGAGTACGGCGCAGGTGCTGGGTAATTCGGAGTGTACGGAGCCTTACAAGTACTGTATTTACACTCGTCGAGTGACAGCAGGTGAGTTTGTGGTAGTTAATAAGTTTCTCCATAACGATTTGAAGAGGTTGAACCTGTGGACACCGCAACTTAAGAAGGATATTATTCGGTATCGTGGCAGTATTCAAGAGATTAAGCAGATTCCTCTTCATATTCGTGATCGTTACCGGACGGCTTTTGAGATTAGTAAGAGGACGATTCAGTTGCTGGCGGCGGATCGCGGTGCGTTTATTGACCAGACTCAGAGTATGAACTATTTCGTGTCGCGTCCGACGAACAATATTATGACGAATATTCATCTGGGTGCGTGGGCGATGGGTCTTAAGACGGGTATGTATTATTTGCGTCGCGAGCCGGTGGAGCATCCTATCCAGTTTACGGTTGAAAAGGGCTTCACATTGAACGGATCGAGTGGTGATCCAAAGGAATGTACGTCTTGTAGTGCCTAAGTGCCCCAAATTTTTAAAAAATCATCATTAAAATATAATGTTTCCACTGGATCCTTTCTATTTCTTAGTTGCTTTGGTAGTGGGTTTATTATATTCGTATCTCACTGTACCCAAACCGAAGGTTATTGTTATGTACCCCACACCGGACAATGCCGGGAAGATTACGTATAAGGACGATGCCGGTGTGTGTTATAAATACCGTGTGATAGAATCCTCTTGCCCTGCCGATCCCCATATGATCAAAGAAGTGCCTATCCAGATTTAGGTTTAGATTTTTAAAGTTTCAAGCCTTGAAATTTTAAAAATAAATTATTTCGTTAAGGTATAATGACAGGAGGACTTATGCAACTTGTAGCCTATGGCGCTCAGGATATTTATTTAACCGGCAACCCTATGATTACCTACTTTAAGGTAGTTTACCGTCGCCATACCAACTTCGCTATGGAGTCGATTCAGCAGACCTTCAACGGCACCGTCGGATGGGGCAACCGTGTCACGGCTCTGATCTCCCGCAACGGTGATCTCGTCAGTGGCATGACCCTGGAGGCGACCCTCCCTGCCACCGTTCTGAATGATCGCTGGACGGAGAACGTTGGTCACTTCCTTATGTCGCAGGTAGAAGTCGAAATTGGTGGTCAGCTCATTGATCGCCACTACGCTGACTGGATGGAGATCTGGGCTCAGCTGTCGGTTCCCGCTTCTAAGCGTGCTGGCTACCTTAAGATGATTGGTCAGTTCCCCAAGGACACCATCGGCCAACCCCAGGGTCTCCAGGAGATATCTGAGGCGTCGACCCTGTCGGCTGCCCAGCGCAAGCTCTACGTTCCCCTTCAGTTCTGGTTCTGCCGTAACATCGGTCTGGCTCTGCCTCTGATTGCTCTTCAGTACCATGAGGTCAAAGTCAACATCACGTTTAACACGTATGCTAACTTAGCACTTAACGCGGATGGCACTCCAGCTACGGATGCCGCTGGTACGCTTGATGCTACTCTCTGGGTTGACTATGTCTACCTGGACACGGATGAGCGTCGCCGGTTCGCTCAGGTCTCACATGAGTACCTGATTGAGCAGCTCCAGTTTAACGGCGATGAGCCTTTTGCTGCGGTTGGTGCCGATCAGACCCAGACCACGCTGACCATTAACCTGAACTTAAACCACCCTGTTAAGGAGCTGGTCTGGGTTGGTCGCCGTGATGCCGGTGCTAACGCCCCTCAGCTGTGCAATTATACCACCTTGGCAGCCACCCCGGTCGCCCGAACGGTTGGTCCTGCCGTACCAGGCAAAACCATTGTTAATCTGCGTGCGGAGAGCCTGGTTAACCCTGTTGCCCGTAACATTACGGCCGTTGCCAAGCTCCAGCTCAACGGTCACGACCGCTTCGCCACCCGCGATGGTACTTACTTTAACCGTGTCCAGACCTACGATGCCCACACCTGCATCCCCGACTCGCCCGGTATCAACGTTTATTCGTTCGCATTGAAACCGGAGGAGCACCAGCCTTCGGGCACCTGCAACTTCTCGCGCATTGATAACGCCAAGCTTCAGCTCGGCCTCAACACGGTTAATACTACCGGTGTTATCAAGGTCTTCGCCACGAATTACAACGTTCTCCGTGTTATGTCGGGTATGGGTGGTCTTGCCTATTCCAACTAAAGGGGACCTGCGCTCCTCTTTAACCCCTTGCCAAAATTGAGGTATAAATCCCAAAGTAAAAACCTTTATTTTTACTTTAAGATTTAAAATTACTGACGGTTGTTGCTGAGGCTGCGCTTGATCTGTGAGTAGTAGAGCTGGTAGAGCGCCTCTTGAGGGTTCTGGATGTAGGCTTGGAGGTTCCGGCACGCGAAGGCGAACATCGCCCCCGACAGGTCCAGATTGGCGTCGTCGTAGTACTTGGACAGGCTATACAGCTCGGGGGCGTCCCAGAACATATAGCCCGTGTTCTCGGGGGGCTCGGAGTTCTTGAAGAAGTCGATCATGTTGTTCTCGTTGGCCCACTGGTACCCAAGCCGGAGGGATTCGCGGGTAATGTAGTCGGTGATCTGGGAAAAGTCGGGGTTCATGTTGGAGGGCTTTGGGGCTGAGTGGTGATAGGTTGAAGGATTGAACGGTAATGCAAATATACGATTAACCATTTTTACGCGTTAAAAGGGTAATTTCCATTCAAACTTATATAACTGAATATCACTAAAGGATAAAAGGTAAACATTTTAAAAAAATAAATTATTTCGTTAAGGTATAATGACAGGAGGACTTATGCAACTTGTAGCCTATGGCGCTCAGGATATTTATTTAACCGGCAACCCTATGATTACCTACTTTAAGGTAGTTTACCGTCGCCATACCAACTTCGCCATGGAGTCGATCCAACAGACTTTCAACGGCTCGGTTGGTTGGGGTAACCGTGTCACGGCTCTGATCTCCAGGAACGGTGATCTCGTCAGTGGCATGACCCTGGAGGCGACGCTCCCTGCCACCGTAGCGAACGATCGCTGGACGGAGAAGGTTGGTCACTTCCTGATTCAGCAGGTAGAAGTTGAGATTGGTGGTCAGCTCATTGATCGCCACTACGGCGACTGGCTGGAGATCTGGTCACAGCTGTCGGTTCCTGCGGACAAGCGTGTTGGGTACGAGCGTATGATTGGTCAGTTCCCCAAGGATGTGTTAGGTCAGCCTACGGGTCTCCAGGAGATTGGTGAGGCTTCGACTCTGACCGCCGGTCAGCGCAAGATCTACGTTCCCCTTCAGTTCTGGTTCTGCCGTAACATCGGTCTGGCGCTGCCTCTGATCGCTCTCCAGTACCATGAGGTCAAAGTCAACATCACGTTTAACACGTATGCTAACTTAGCACTGAACGCTGATGGCACGGTCGCTACGGATGCCGCTGGTACGCTTGACGCCAACCTCTGGGTTGACTATGTTTACTTGGATACGGATGAGCGCCGCCGCTTCGCCCAGGTCTCGCATGAGTACCTGATTGAGCAGCTTCAGCTTAACACTGAGGCTTCTACGGTTGGTGCCAACCAGACTGCCTCGCTCTCGCTGAACTTTAACCACCCCGTTAAGGAGCTGGTCTGGGTTTACTCTGCCACGGCAAATGTTACCGCGATCCAGCCCGCGAACTACACTGCTGGCACTGCTACACCCACTGGCCGTGTCACAACAGTTACTGGTACGCTTGCCGCAATTCGTAGTCAGAATATGGTCAACCCTGAGATTGCTCTGCCTCTCGCCTCGGCTAAGCTCCAGCTTAACGGTCATGACCGCTTCGCCACCCGTGATGCTGATTACTTCAACAAGGTTCAGCCCTATCAGGCTCACACCTGTATCCCGGCGTCACCTGGTATTTTCGTTTACTCGTTCGCATTGAAACCTGAGGAGCACCAGCCTTCGGGCACCTGCAACTTCTCGCGTATCGATAACGCCAAGCTCCAGCTTACGGCTACAGCAGCTGGTTTCGCGGGTACCATTAAGGTCTTCGCAGTTAACTACAATGTTCTCCGTGTTATGTCGGGTATGGGTGGTCTTGCCTATTCCAACTAAAGGCGGGGAACCTTAGGTTCCCCCGTAACCCTCCTCTTTCCCCTTGCCTATTTGACCATAAATTTGAATAATTCATTTGGTGAACTATTCATCTTTAAAAAATCAAAAAAATTTTATTTCGTTAAGGTATAATGACAGGAGGACTTATGCAACTTGTAGCCTATGGCGCTCAGGATATTTATTTAACCGGCAACCCCATGATTACCTACTTCAAGGTAGTCTACCGTCGCCACACCAACTTCGCCATGGAGTCGATTCAGCAGACATTTAACGGATCTGTCGGCTTTAACAACCGTGTTACCGCTCTGATCTCCCGCAACGGTGATCTCGTCAGCGGTATGACCCTGGAGGCGACCCTGCCTGCTACCACGGCTGGGGCTGCGGCACGCTGGACGGACGATGTTGGTCATCACCTGATTAAGCAGGTAGAAGTCGAGATCGGTGGTCAGCTCATTGACCGCCACTACGCTGACTGGCTGGAGATCTGGGCTCAACTGTCGGTTCCCGCCTCGAAGAAGCAGGGTTACCGTCAGATGATCGGTCAGGATGCTCGTGACCAGCTTGGTCAGCCACTGGGTCCTCAGTCATCCGTTGCTGCCACCGCTCAGGCGGCTCGTAAGCTCTACATTCCCCTTCAGTTCTGGTTCTGCCGTAACATCGGTCTGGCTCTGCCTCTGATTGCTCTCCAGTACCATGAGGTGAAAGTAAACATTCAGTTCGAGTCCTCGGCTAACCTGCTGGTTCAGGGTACCGTCGCTACTGGCGGAGAACTGGCTGCCAACCTCTGGGTTGACTATGTCTACCTGGATACGGACGAGCGTCGCCGCTTCGCCCAGGTCTCGCACGAGTACCTGATTGAGCAACTCCAGGTTAACGAGGAGGCATACAGCTCGGGCATCACGTCGTTACCGATTAACCTGAACTTTAACCACCCCGTCAAGGAGCTGGTCTGGGTCGCGCGCTCAGGCGCCAGCACCACGGCGGAGCAGTGGAGTAACTACACTGATGCCAACCCGGTTCTCTTACCGACAGAGGCAACTGTTGCGGCCATTGATGGTCGTTACCAGAACACCGATAACAACGTCGCTAACACGCGCCGTGCTACGTTCTATGAGGCTCAGGGTCAGTGGTACACCGCTCCCCGCGAGATGCTGGCTACGGCTACAATTACACAGGTCAACGTCCCCGCCGCTGCTGGTAGTGTAACTGCGGCTGGCTTAATTACATCAGCTAACCACGGCTTAGCGATAGGCGATGCAGTTATATTAACTTTAGCAACAGGCGATGGCGCTACCCCCGTTGCGGCTGATACCCCTTATGTTGTATTAGCGGGCGGTTTCACTGACAATGCTTTTGCTGTGGCGCCGACGGCAGCCGGTCCCGCAAGAACATTTACTGCCGATACGCAGGTTGTGTGGGGTCGCTACAACCCTCCCGTTCCCGCCCTCGGTGTTAACCCGATTACCACCGCCAAGCTCCAGCTTAACGGCCACGACCGCTTCGCCGTCCGCGACGGAACGTACTTTAACCTGGTTCAGCCCTTCGATGCCCACACCTGCATCCCCGACTCGCCCGGTATCAACGTTTACTCGTTCGCGCTTAAGCCGGAGGAGCACCAGCCTTCGGGCACCTGCAACTTCTCGCGTATTGACAACGCTAAGCTCCAGCTTACCCTGTCGACTCGCGCGGCGTCGGCGGCCAAGAACGGTGGTATCGTTAAGGTCTTCGCCACGAACTACAACGTTCTCCGCGTTATGTCGGGTATGGGCGGTCTTGCCTACTCGAACTAAAGGGGGGGAGAACCTAAGGTTCCCCCTTACCCCCCTCCTCTTGATTTGCTTGATCTGGTTGATTTAGTAGGCAAGGGGATACGACGGTATGCTGGTCACCCGCCGGACTCGCAATTTGTTCAGCCAATCGGATATATCCGATGGTACATAACCGTTAGTTTTTATCTCACGGTTAATCAGTGACGATGTTCCATAGTATAACATAATTTGACGCAAGACTTTCCATGATCCTGTGTCAAATGCCATCGTTATATATTTATTCACATCAAAGTAAGACAAGAGACCCAGTTTCATAAGCGATGCCTGTACATCTATTGATGATATCTTGAAAAATGCGTCCGTTCTCAGTAATGCCGTCCACTGTTCCGCCAGTCCATAAAACGGATTAACCTGCGATCCTTTTCTATGGTGGCGTAACAGTGAGATCAAGTACCCTTGCTTAACAGGATTTAAAGATTCTAACGGCTCACCCATAAAAATATGGCGCGCCGTAGACATAGTAGCGTATACATCTTTATCAGATGTCCATACATTTTTGATTTTAGTTATATTACCGTTAATCATCGCTAATGTTTGCCGTGTAACACATATACGGCTTTCATTATTTATCGGGAACGTCGTACGGACATGCGTCGTATCCGGTACATGATCTTTTAAATCTACTAAGTAACTGGTTTTACAGGAGCTCTCGTGTTCTATCAAACTTGTACATACAATTACTGCGTTGGGGTGCGGGCTCAATGTGTTGGAATTATAATATGTGCCCATGTGCGTGCTATCTTTGGTGAAAATGTTACCATTGGCATATGTAAGGTTAAAGTACATGCTATCACCCTCCAGCCAAGTTTTAATCATTATATTTAAAATGATTTTACTTTAAATTTTAACTT